CTGTCGCTCATATCGGGCTGATGCCAGGCCGACAGCGCCAGATCGCTGAGCACGTGCGCATTAGCGGCCTGATAGGATAGCCCGCCCCACAGATCGATCAATTCACGCCGCCCGTAAAAGTGCATCGAATCCAGATCGAGGTTCCAACCGGTGTCCGCCGCGCCGTCCGGGATTTTGAGAATGCAGGCGTCCACGTAGCAGGTTCCGGCGCCGGCGGCTGGGATCGAAGAGACGCGGATGTAAATATCGCCCGCATAGATGTTCGTCGCGGGAATTGTGAAGGTAGCGATCACGTCGCCGATATGCCCGGCGGAATCGAAGCGCACCAGGCGAACGTCATTGTCACTGCGATAGGCTTCCACGGCCCACGAGCCCGATAGAATGTGCAGGCTGCCCGTGAACACATAGGCCACTTCTGCCAGAATGGTAATGCCGGTCTGAATGAATGCGCCGCGCTTGACCGCATCGGCCACCACGATCTTGCAGGAATAAACGCCGTCGGCCACCCACTCCGACGATTGTGTCACCGTCGCGCCGTTATACGCCGACCAGGCCGCGCTCTCCGCGCTGCCATTGGTGAGCATGTTATCGTAGAGCCGCCGATAGAGCGCCCGCCGCGCGTTGTACATCCGGTCGATGTCGGCGACGTAAATGTCGCCGGCATGCGTCCATTCCATGCGCGTGATGAGACCCTGCCATGTCAGAAACCCGCCGCCGATCTCTCTGATTTCGCGCAGCAGCCCGAATCGAAAAAAATCCGCCATCTCGTCGGGCGTTAGTTCCTGTGTGGTCAGCGACACAGTCGCAATTTTGAAGCCGCAGATCCGTGCAATGGACCTTCGCCAGGTGGGGCCGAAAAGATCGGTCACGTCTTTCAGTGGCCGGTTTCCCGACATGACCGGATCGTGAAGCATAAGAGCGATCGGGGTCATGGCGAATAGCCCTCATCTCCGCGCAGCGTGATCCATCGTTCGTAGGCATCGAGCGCAAGATTGAGGGTGTCGCCTTTTGTGCTCAAGCCGTTGCGCTGCCCGGCCACTACGATCGAGCCGAACGTCGGTCGCAGGCCGAATCGAATCTGATCGGGGTGCAGCTCTTCGACAGGCGTAACGAAGGGCGACGCATAGACCTGCACCTGGCCCGTGAGTCCGCCCGCCGGCGCGGTGTAGAGTTCGTAGATCGCACCGGTCGCCGGAGACGTAACGCCGGTGACATGAATATAACCATCGAGGCAGGGGATTAAGACCAGGCAATCCAGTTCCAGGTTTCCGCTGCCTGAAATTTGTTCGGCTGAGATCTGCAAGCCCGCATAGGTCAGTTGCACGATCGTGCTGTAGACGATGCCGCCCGCCGGCAGCGTGACCTGACCCATCGAGTAAAGTTTCCAGTCGGTTCCGGTGACCTTCTGGCGCAAACCGGGATTATAGATATTGAGCGGATCGGATGCCTCGCCGCCCGGATCGAGATAGCCGTTATCCAGAGCCACCCATGCCTGAAGCGTGCTGGTACATTTTGCGCGCAGCAGCACCACATATTTTCCACGCTGGGCCGCATGCGATCCCAGGTCAGCCGCCACCACCGACACCCGCGGCGCCAACGTGGTGACTGTGCTGAAAGTAACGATGACCTTCGTGCCATCTTCCGCCGATGAATCACTGGCCCCGCCGGTATCCGCCCCATAGCGAACGCTGCCCAGATGAAGATTCCAGACCGGATCGAAATAACTGGGCGTCTCCCCCAGGCGAGCGGTCTGGACCCCGGCCCAAAATTCCATCAGCGCGCTCGAGGACGAAAACTGAGCACGCGCCACGCGCGCCGGTCGATCGCCGCGCAGCTCGGTATACGCCAGCGTTCCGCCCAATGCCGACAGGCTCGCGCCGCTGTACGCCTTGCTGATCGTGTTCTCCCACCAGCCGGTGCGTGACAGGCCGAAAATGTAAGGCACTTTCAACGCATGGATATACGCGCCGCTGGCGGCCATGTCTTTGGCCCTGCGGGCTTGCAGCACTTGCGCCTGGCGCACATGCGTTTCGCCGGGCAGCTGCGCGCGCAGCCAGAGCGATTGGCGCAGCGGATAGTCGGCCAGATCGCCGGGCCGTGACAGATAGGCATCCAATGATTGCAGGGCGTCGGCCAGGCCATCCAGCGTGCTGCCCTGTTCGTTGAGGGTCAGCGTCTCATCGACGGGTGATCCATCGGTCGAGATGGACTGCCGGTAGCCGCTCCAGGCCAGCAGATTCAGCAGGTCAAGGGTTGATGTATCAACCGGCGTCGAGACGCCCCAGTTGGCGGCCTCGTCGAGCCACGCGAATTTTAATTGTTCGGCCATGATCCCGCCCCACGGCACACGATCGGGAAACTCACGTGGTACTCGATCGGGATCGTCCACGCGATCGAGTAGAGCGTGCCGCCCCAACTATCCCACGGCCCGGCCACGTGCACCACATTTCCGCAGACATCTGCCTGCACCCGATCGGGGGCGGTGGCCAGCGGCCAATCGACGCGCTGCAGATCAGACTCGCGTCCGTCGGCATGCTGGTAAACGAAATAGACTTTCGTGCTCTGAGACGACACGATCACCGCGTCGCCGTTGCTCAGGCCATAGACCCCGATCAATTGCTGACCGATCACGTACTGCGGCCGGATGATGACCTGGGCCGCCGCAAGTCCAACCGCCGTGACGACGGATGCCAACAGCCCGATCGCGATCAACAGTGCTTTGATTTTCACATCGCCTCCATCGTCGAACGGATTTGCTCCAGGCGCTGCTGCTCCAGGATGATGCTCGCCGACAACGTGTCATTGATCGTGTTGTTGTGAATAATCGTCACCTGTGGCCGCGCAGCCGCGGACACGCCCGCGCCGCCGTACCCGGCGTACCCGCCGCTATAGGTCATGGCCCCGCCACTATAGGTCATGGCGCCGCCGCCCATGCCGGCAGCCACCCCCTGCGCATAACTCTGCCCGGCCGCCTGACCGCTCGAAAACAAATTCACGTGTGGAATCAGCGCCAGCGCGCCGGTAATCTTCCCCAGCGAATCATTGAATCCGCCGATCATCCCGTTGATCACGTCGATGACGCCGTTCACGGCATTCTGGATAAACATCTTGATCCCACTCCAGATGTTTTCCACCGTCGTGCGGATGCCGCCCCAGAAGCCGGTCCACGCGGCCTGCACGTCGATGCCCATGCTAAGGAGCACGTTCTTAACGCCCGTCCAAAAGTTATTCCACAGGTCCTGGATGCCTGTCCAGATCGTGCTCACAATATTCTTGATGTTGTTCCAGGCTGTATCCCAGTCGCCGTGAATGACGGCCATCACCGTACTGATGATCGTCTTCACGACATTGATCGCCGTCTCGACCACGGTCCGAATTTGCTTCCAGAGCGTATCGAAGACGATCTGAAGTTGCGTCCCATGGTCCGTGATGAATTGTTTGATCGCGTTGAAAATGGTCGTGATGATCGCAGCGATCAGCGTCACCACCGTGGTCACGATGTTGGAAATATCCGTCCACGTCGTGCTGATGAAGCCCTTAATTTCTTCGCCATGTGTTTGTAGAAACGTCGAAATCGCGCCAAACACGGCCGTAATCACCCCGCTGATCGCCTCGACGACCGGCCCCACCACCGCCTTAATTTTCTCAAACACCCCGATGACGGTATCGCGCACCATCGGCCAATTGACCTGTACCCAGGCAACGGCCGTTTGAAACGCGGCGATCATCTGCGCAATGATCGGCGCCACATTCGTTTGAATCCAGGTGAACGCCAGTTCAATCCCCTGGCGCAATTGCGGCATCACCACCTGCGCCCATTCCTCCAATTTCTGAATAGCGGGCAAAATCACCGGCATCAACACCGATCCAATCGATACTGCAAAACCCTCCGCCGCCATCTTCAATGTTTCCAGTCCAACTCCAAACTCATGCGCCCGATCTAGCCCGTCCTGCCCGATCGCCAACCCGAAGGACTGCGCTTTGTCTTCCGCCGCCTGCAGCCCGCCGTTGGCCAGCGCGCTCAACGTCTCGCTCAAGTCCTTGCCGCTCTTGCCAAAAAGTTCCGTCATGAGCTTCGTTTTTTCCAACCCGTCTGGCATTTTTGAAATCTTATTCGCAACCTCTTGAAGAATCTCCGCGCTGCCTTTGAGTGGACCATCCGCTCCAATCGTCCGCGCAATGGTTTTCCCTCCTGAATCCAATTGAGCGGTCAACGCGGCCACCATGTCGCGCTGTTTCGATAGATTCAGCGTGGACATTTCAGTATGCGTTTTGGCTTTGGCGTAAGCCGCGTCCATGTCGTGAAGTTTGGCCGTGGCCGCCGTAAGTTTGTCGGACAGTTCGGTCAGCTTTGCGGAGGGCAATGCCGTCCCCATCACTGTTGATTGTTTCCCTACCTCGTGGATATTGATCCCTAAATCTTTCAGGTCCTGCTGAATCGGCGTCAAACTCTTGCCATCTGCCAGCGCACCCTTTGCGAATTTCGCAAATTGCCCGGTAAGGCCATCCACGTTGCCACCCACCGTGCGGATTGCCACCACCAGCCCGGCCGTCTCATCCGCCGTCGTGCCCAGCACGTTTTGCGTGTCTTTCAGCGTATTGGCCCAACTTTCAAACGCCGTCACCCCGCCTATCGCCGCGCCCACCGCCGCCCCGATCCCGGCCACGGCCACGGTCCCGGCCAGTTTCGCCGCATCGCCGATGCCGCCCAACGCGCGCGAGATTAGCCCGTCCGATGACTGGCTCTGCCCCTCGGCGTCTTTCATCGCCTTCAGAAATCCGCCGATGTCACCATTCAAAACCACATTCAACGTCGCCAGTGTACTCATGTTTTTATCCCCCTCCCCTGTCGAACGCTTCTGCTTCTGTTCGACGGGGGAGGGTTGGGGTGGGGGTTATCCCTTCGCCGTCAGCGCCATCATGATCGCCTTCTGCTGCTGCCACGTCTGATTCTGCCCTCCCCCTGTGCTGGCTTCATCGGCACGGGGGGAGCCGGAGGGGGGCGCATCAAACCTCAACACAAACTCCTCAATCGTGTATGGCTCTTTGCGCGTCTTCGGATCGCGGTTCACATTTGCGATCGCCGTCACGATCTGCGCGGCCCGCAGATCGGCCCGCCGTTCTCCGAATGGCTCAATCGCGTCAAACGCCAGCCACTCACTGAGCAGCCGTGATGGGATGCGCGCCAGCATCCCGTCTACATCCACTTCCCCAACGGCCAGCGCTAACCGGAAAGCGAATCGCCGGATTGGCCGTTCTCGGAGTTTTTTGTCAGATCGTCCAGGTCCTGTTTGCTCAGGCCGCTCAACCGCGACGCCACGTCGTACACCCGCTGCAGCGCCGCCGCGCTTTTCTTCGCCAGGCGTTTCACGTCGCTCTCGTCGAAGAGCAGTACCCCGTCTGTGTCGACGATCGATCGCTGCACCAGCTTGGCCCGCGCGTTATTCAAATTCATTTTAACGTCGGTCCCGCGCTGATTGATGATCGTCGCCTCATAGGCGTCGCGCTCTTCGCCGTCCAGCCCGCGCACCATCACCGCCCCGCCCCACTCCGGCACGGGCACGCTTTCCCGTTTCAGATCGTCGGCCTGTAAAATTTCATCGCGTGTCAAAAGCGACAGAGACATGGCTAACTCCACACCGGCGCACCGCTGATCTTCAGCGTAATATCCGCGCCGAGTTTTCCGGCCACGGGGGCCTTAATGCCAAACTTCGTCACCAGCGCGCTGAACTGCACCTGCGAGCCGTCGGGAAAGACCATCTGATAAAGCCGCATGGCCCGATCGTTTTTCGCCTTCTGAATGCCCGTGGTCGCGTCGTGCGTCGCATTCTTCGGGAGAAAGTTGATCGAAAAAGCGATTTCGCCAGAATCGATCAGACTGGCGATAAACTCCATGCGCGCCGACGGCGATGAATGATTCGTCACGTCGATCGTGCTTACGCTGTCGTTTGGACCGGCAATATCGCCCACCTCGGCAATGGTGGCAAAGCTCGCCGCCGTCGTGTTCGTGCTGCCCAACTTCAACAGCGTGCCATATGCTGCAATTGCGTCGCTCATCCTATCCTCCTATGTCGTCGTCATGCCCGAATGTTTTTATCGGGCATCCAGTTCTTATCTGCGATCAAAATCGATGAAGGTGCTTTCGGCTCCTCAATCGGCTGGCAGCGCGGACAAACCCGCGCGTGCTCGCGTGCCGCCTCAATCCCGTCCAATGTATCCCACGGGCAATGGATGCACTTTAACTGTGGAAGTCCCTCCCACGTGCTCTGTTCCCATTGATCGTCTAGCAGTCCGCCCGGATAATCCAGCGGCGCCCAGCAATCATCTTGCGCATTGAGTGTTCGCTCTCGATTCTCAGTCATCAACCATCAGCCTCAAGCCTCATAATGCCAGATCAGTACATCGATCCGCACCACCGGCCACACCGCTGCCTGCCGCTCGATTTGCGAATCCATCTCATTATCGATCGCGCAGCCATCGATGCGCATGCCGTTGATCGTATCCAGCATCACGGTGCCGCGGTAGGAATCCCAACACTGCCTGACGGCCGTCGCCAGCCGCTTCGCGGTCGCATAATCGTCGGCCTGGCAGGTGAATTGAAAACGCGATCGCGCCAAGTGCGACGATCCGGTATGGGCTTGTTCCTTCGGTGATGAAATTTTCTGATACGCGATCGCCGGCGACGGCGCGGTCTGCGGTGTCACCAACGGATAGAGCCGCATGGCCGATCCAGATCCGATCAGGGCCGTGATCGCCGTCGTGCCCGCCATCCGAAACACGATCGCATCCTCAATCGTCGCCACAGTTCACCAATCCTCCCCCTGTGCTCGCTTCATCGGCACGGGGGGAGTTAGAGGGGGGGTTATTCCTCTTCATCATCTCCGCCCTCCACGATCGCCCGCCGTTCCTCGATCGCTTTCCGAAACACCTCTTCCACTGCCGCCGGCGCGTCGCCTTGCTTCGCATCAAACGCCGGTCGCAGCCAGGGCCGCGCCGCCATCCCCGGATGATGTACGCCGCCGATAATCACCAGTCCAGTCTCGCCTTCAAACACCAGGGGCGAACCGGTGATCTCATGCGCCGTAACGCCCGTCTCAAAATACCGAAAGAACCACTTCTTTTTCGACGGCCCGATCATTGCCTCGATCGTGCCATTCACCCGCTGCGTGATTTTGATCTGCGTGTGTTTCGCCGGCCGGGTTGCGATCGATTCGGCGTTGCTCTCCGCCTGCGCCTGAATCACCTTCGCGCCGGCGCGCACCGCCGTCCGGGCTGTGCTGCGCACGTTGCCGCCCAGGTCCGCCAGTTCCTTCAGCAGTTGATCGCCGCCTTCCACTTTGGCCACCACCTGAAAGTTCTCAGCCACGCTGCACCTCACGGCACATCAGCGTCATTTGACGATTAGTATTGTCGTCGATAATGGTCAAAATATCGAAAACGCTATTTTTCCACACCACGCGCATGACCGTGGTCAGGCTGGCGTAGCGCCGAATGGTCAGCTTGTGCGTGCGCACCGCCGCCGCCTGCTGTTGTAGAATCTCTTCCGTGCCGGTCAGCGTATCAATGCGCGCCCACAGCGTCACGATCGTGGACCAATGCGCCATCTCCGCGTTCGTGCTGTCGCGCGTCGGCGTGTTCTGTTGAATCGCGATCCGTTGTCTCAACTCACCGGCGCGCATAACTCACTCCGTGAACGGATACAGCCATCGCCCGCGGCTATAATGCGCCACGGGCACGTCGAACCGGCCGTAACTTCTGAATCCGGCGCGCAGGGCGGCCCGCGCGAAGCCCAGATCGGGACACGGATTATCCGGTCCGGTAGCCTCGAATGGAATCGCCTCGATCACCTCGCGGCGAAACAACGTACAGCCCATCCCCGCGCCGCAGACCGGCCAGATGCCGAACTGCCGCGCCTCGACCAACTCATCAGGATACTGGCTCAGGCTCGAGCCAAGTTCCCGATCGTCCGTATAGCGCCACGTGTTCAATTCCGGCCGGGCATGGCGCAGCAGGTACGGCGCATAGATCACGTCGCCGGGCGTGTCCATCATCCGCTGCAGCGCGCCCTCGTCGGGCAGCAGGTTATCGTGCTCAACAGTGATGAACGCCGCATACTCGCCCGCCAGAAATTCCTCGCGTGCCGCCTGGTATTGATGCAGCACATTGCGGTGATCGGGTATCGGATAGGGATTG